TTATAAATTGATACTGTTGTTTAATTTTTTACATTTTTTAACACATAAAGGATAAGTTTGCATTTTGTCATCTATATTTTTCCAGTATCCGTTTATAATGTTTTGCAAAGGAGTATGATGTAGGTTATGTAATTTTTTATCTATTGTATTGTGTTCTTCCCACAACTCATCTAAAGTATTTGGGTCACCCATCCAGCAACATGGTACAACATATCCGTCAACATTAATAAAAATATTGCCATAACGTTTATGAAATGCTTCGTTGTTTGATCTAGTTTTAGCAGGACATTTAACTACTGATAATGATTGTTTCTTATCTACCATCTTTTTTGTAGTTTCATTTCNNAAAAAAAATATTTTCCAAAAAAATAAAAAAAAAAAAAAAAAAAAAAATAAAATTTTATATTTACTATTTTTTTTTTTTTTTTTTTTTTTATTATTTTTTTTAAATTTTTTACAGCCATTATTGTATGCAAGTTTTACAATATCTTCAATTTGATGTTTGTTATGATCAAAAATTATAAATTGCCAATCAGCATGTCCGCCTGCGCCTATATACGCTCTAAAATTTCGCTCAACAGTTTTCCAATTTACATTACGTCTATATAAATGATTCGTATCTTCTAGTCCGTCTAGTCCCCAAGTTACTTTGAGTTTTTCAGATCTTGCACTAAGTTTTCCAAGTTCAGTCCAAAACTTTTCATCTCGCGCTCCGCCATTAGTGCTAATTTCTACTAACCAAACATTAGGTCCTAGATCCATAAACCATTTGCAAATTTCTATTAATTCAGGATTAGTAGTAGGCTCGTCTACACTACCGCAAAAGTGTACAATATTTAAATTGTCCCATTTATAACTACCTAACCATTCCTTATAGTTTTTCAGTGTATGAGTTTTGCTGTTTAAAACTGTTTTGGAAATACGTGTATCTGATCTAGGACATTGGGGACAAGCGGCATTACAATAATTTGATGTTTCAATTTGTAATCTACCTACTTGTTTAGTATCGAACCAAGGATAGTGTGAAGTTTGTTGTTGTTTTAATTTTATTTGGTGTTTAGTCTTAAACATGTAATATTTACCATAGGTTTAAAACCCTGCCATTTCCTGCTATGATCATTACACAAGTTACTACATGTAACACTATCCAAAAGGTGCGAAAAGCCAGTGCCTTCTTTACATCTGATTGTGTAATAGGAAGGAATTCTGGCTTATCGTTATCGTCAATGCCTACTGGCATGCCAACAGTTCTAGCCCATAATTTAAGCCATCGCCGTTGACCTTGCATTACATTGCGTTCTTTTTATCTTGAATTTCTGCTCTACGTGCCTTAGTAAGTTTACCAAGATCGCCTAGTGCTTTTCTTGCTCTTGTTGCCGCGGCTTTAACACCTTTTTCATCAAAAGTTGATGCTTCTGTAAGATAGTTATTAAATGCCTGTACAATCTGTTCGTGATTTGTCATAGTTTTCTCCTATTTAAATGTTTATTATATATTACTTTTTAGTAGTTGTCAACCACTATTGTAGTGCAATGCCAGTAGTACGTTCAATGTACTGTGCCGCAATGCCCTTTTCAGTCTTTGCAATACAACTAACTGACGTTGCAGTTAGACTGAATTTGCCGTCTGGTGGTACACTAAACATGAACGGTGCTAGACCTAGTCCTTGTTGTTGTGCAATAATTACCATTGGCTTGTTAAGAGTGTAAGATTTATCAGACTCTGAATCGAGTCTAGCAACAATCTCTTCTCCGCTACTTAATTTAAAAGATACGGTATCCCCGATCTTATATGGTGCTTCGATTAACATATTATAATGAGTGTCCTGTTCCGTTATATCCGGTGTTGTCTATATATTCAACGAATTGTTCATAGCCGCCAACTTTATTCCCGCCAACAATAATTTGTGGGAATGTTCTTGCAGTTGGAAACTGTTCGAATACTTGTTCCCTAGTAAAATCTTTACCTAGTTCTTTGTATTCGTATTTGTAGTCTCTTGATTCACATAGTGCTTTGGCCTTCATGCAACTTGGACATGCAGGCTTACCCCATATAGTTATCATAAACTAAATCCTTTCAATGCGTCCTTATCCACATCTTGTTTAATTCCACCAATGATGTATGATTCAACTTCAGTCTCCTGAGGTGCAACTTGCAATCCAGATGAACTTAACCAATGTTGTGTCCAAGGCAATGGGTTAGTATTCACCGGAGCATCAAATATTGCATTCATGCCCAGTGCTTTTAGTCGACGGTTTGCAATGTATTCTACATACTGATGTAGTAGTGTGGTATTCAAACCAATCATACTGCCGTCTTTGAACAAGTATTCAGCCCAGTCTTTTTCTTCTAGAACACATTCGCGCCATAAGTCATATACATCTTCTTGACACTCTTTAGCAATCTTAGCCATCTCTGGATCGTCTTTGCCTTGAGCCCACAATTTTAATACATGTGTGCTTAGTGCCAAATGTTGTGCTTCATCTCTAGCAATCAACGAAATAATTTTCGCTGAGCCTTCCATTAGTTTTAGTTCGCCAAAACCAAATGTACAAGCAAAAGAAACGTAAAAACGTAAACCTTCTAAGATGTTTACAGTTTGCATTGCCATATAAAGTTTTTTCTTAACTTCATACATGTTACCTTCATTACGATGTGTAAAGGCATCAGCGGCTTCTGTAAATGCATCATAGTGTTTAGTAACACTTTCTGCTCTTGCAATAATTTTCTCATCATCAAGAATAGTGTCAAACACTTCTGCTGGATCAGAATACACATTTTTCATAATATGTGTATACGAACGTGAATGGATAGTTTCAAAGAAGTCCCAAGTAACAATACAACCTTCTAGTTCAGGCAATGATACATGCGGCAAAAATGCTAGGCATGGACCACGTCCTTGTACGCTGTCAAGTAGTGTTTGATATTTTAAGTTTGCTGTAAAGATGTGCTTCTGCTCAGGGCGGAAGTTAGCATAGTCTGCTCTATCTTTTTGCAATGAAACTTCTTCTGGTCTCCAAAAGTATCCAAGCATGGTTTGATTTAATTTATCAAACACAGGAAATTTGAATACATCATATCGTTGTGTGTTTTGATCTGCTCCGAAGAACATGTTTTGTTTTGTAAAGTCAACCTTATCAGTGTTGAATACTGTTTTCGCCATTTTAAACTTTCCTTATCCTATATGTAGCAATGCTACTATCTTTTATTCTATTTGTCAAGAATTAAATTGCACATGCTTCACATTCTTCTTCGTCTATGTCTTGGGTGCCGATTGGTAATTCTACTTTTGCTTCTTCATCTTCCAGTTCACTTGGATCCGTTTTGTAATCATAAGTGTTCTGATAGTAACTAGTTTTCCATCCTAACTTGTAGGTGTTTAGTAAGTCACCAATCATAACACTCATTGGCACTTCATTATTTTCAAAGTGCGTAGGGTTATAACTCCAGTTGCCGCTTATAGCTTGGTCAAAGAACTTCTGCATCACAGCAACAATATTTATATATCCTGTGTTGTTAGGCATATCCCATAACAAGCTGTAGTGGTTCTTTAGAGTTTGGTATTGGGGAACAATCTGCTTAAGAGGCCCCTTTTTCGATTTTTTAGTGGACAAGTAGCCTCTAGGTGGTTCGATGCCGTTTGTGGCGTTTGACACAACGCTGCTACTCTCCGATGGCATCTGTGCGGACAATGTCGAGTGTCTAAGTCCGTGTTCCTGTATGCTAGAACGTAGGCTATCCCAATCATAATTTAACTTTCCTTTTACTACATCATCGACATCTTTCTTGTAAGTATCAATAGGAAGAATGCCGTCGGAGTATTTAGTACGGTTAAAGTATTCACATGCTCCTCGTTCCTGCGCTAAAGTGTTGCTGGCTTTAAGCAAGTAATACTGAAACGCTTCTGACAAGTCATGTACTAGTGTCCATGCTTCTTTGTCTTCGTACTTAACATGTTGACGAGCTAGATAGTGTGCTAATCCAATGTAGCCTACACCTAGTGAACGTCTTGCCTTTGTACTAACTTCTGCCGCTTTAATTGGATACTTCTGATAGTCAATGATTTCTTCTAATGCTCTAACAGCCAGCTCACATAGTTCTTCTAAGTCATCTAATGATCTTAGTGTACCTACGTTAATAGCACTTAGAATACACAATGCAATTTCACCTTCTGGATCATCAATGTGGTTAAGTGGCTTTGTAGGTAATGTAATCTCTTGACACAGGTTACTCATGTAAACTGTATCTTTAAACGAACTGTGTGTGTTAGCATGATCTACATTCATAATGTAGATACGCCCTGTTTCTGCACGTTCTTTTACTAATGCACTAAACAATTCCATTGCAGGAATAGTTTTCTTTTTAATGCTTGTAGCACGTTCATACTTTTCATAAAGCTCTTTAAACTTGTCTGCATCACCAAAGTATGCTTCATACAATCCCGGAACTTCATGTGGCGAGAAAAGAGTAATATCACCACCAGATAACAACCTTTCATACATAGTTTTGTTTAACTGTATGCTGTAGTCTAGTTTACGTACTCTGTTGTCCTCTGTACCTTTGTTGTTCTTTAGTACAAGGATGTCTTCAATCTCTTGATGCCAAAACGGGAAGTGTGTAGTAGCACTACCGCCACGTACTCCATTCTGTGTACAACAACGTACTGTGCTTTCAAACTTCTTTAAGAAAGGAATGATACCAGTGTGCGCCACTTCTCCGCCACGTATCTTTGCGTTGACTCCGCGTATCCTGCCAGCGTTGATGCCGATGCCTGCACGTTGAGCTGTATAGCGGCCAATAGCCATATCACTAGCAAAAATGCTGTCAAGAGTATCATCACTGTCAACAAGAACACAACTTGCAAACTGTCGTACAGGGGTCCTGACACCTGCCATAACTGGGGTCGGAATATTGATTTTAAAAAGTGAGGTCGCATCGTAGTATCTCCTTACGTAGTGCATACGTGTTTCTGCTGGATAGTTAGCAAACAATGTTGCCGCAATCATCATATACATAAACTGGGGAGTTTCAAATATTTGTCCATTTGAACGATCCTGGCAAAGGTATTTGTCAACTACTTGACGTAACCCTGCGTAGGTAAAGTTTTCATCACGCTTATGTCTTATATAACTGTCAAGTGTAGCAATTTCATCTGTTGTATACTTTTCAAGTATCTCAGGATCGTATACGTTACGCTCAATGTTAAGTTCAATGTTTTTCTGTAGTGTAATTGCTGTGTACTCGCCAAATACATCTTTGTTTACACCATAGCTTAATAGTCTTGCTGCGGCATACTGGTAGTTTGGGTTATCTAAACTAATTAAATCGTTAGCACTTCTTACTAAAATTTCTTGTATGTCACTTGTTGGCATACCATCATAAAATTGTAAGTTCGCATTCATTTCGATTTGACTACTACTTACGCCGGCTAAACCTTCACAAGCAAATTCTACTACCTTGTGTATTTTATCAATGTTGATTGGTTCTTTTTTGCCAGATCGTTTTACGATTTGAATCCCGTTGGACATATTGTTCTCCTCTATCATTCCTATTAAGTTTTATATTTATTGCAACCCAGACATGTGATACTCACGTTGCGAAATTATTGTTTCTGGAAGATCAGACTTGGCAATATGAGTGTCTGGTTCATAGCCAATTATCCTATCTTCGATTAGTAGCAGATAGTAAGTTTCGTTGTCTTCTCTATCTATACAGATATGTATCTCTACAGGTACCTGTTTAAAGCGGTCTGTTAACTGTAGCGAATAGCACATTCCTAATACAGTACAAAAGGAACAGTACTGATTCTCTAAAATCAGTTCCCAAGGTTGAGGCCATATTTTTTGATCCCAAGGGTCAGTATGAATACTAACTTGAGGCACACTTTCATACGTGTCGATTGTGTACTGTAGGGGATCTGGATGGCTTTCTAACTCTTGTCTGAAGTCATGCCAGGCCTGGAGTCTTACTGAATATTTTTCACCAAACATTAAAGTTAACTTCGTGTACGTATTTTAAAAGTTAAGTTTCCTGAGTCTAATTGGTTTATATATTTCACTTGAGCACTCCATGCACTTTCTAACTGGTTTAATGTTGCACTAAATTGCAGGCTTTCGCCTAAACTATCTAGTCCGCTAATATCATAATCATCCATAACGCTTACGCTATTGTTCTCTCTATTTACAAATACAGTTAAAGTACCTGCTCTAGAAAACACAATGCCGCCTCTGTCAGTCTTATACCAGTAGTCAATATCAAATGACTTACTTGTATCAGCGGGCAACCTAAACAAGAGTTGAGGTGTACCTATTTGGCTTAGTTCAACTTGCTCAGTATATTCGTGTTCATAGAACGCGGGTCCTTCAACCTCAGGTATATATGGTTTATTAACTATATACGCCTGATTAATACTAAGATTATACGTTCTATCGAACTCGTTGTCAACTGAAATGTTGCCTGATTCGCCAAATTTTATTATGCTATGGGCAACTGTTGTTTCGCTACCGCCGTTGTTGCCCACACTAGGACCAAATCTATTATTGATACTAGAGTTACGTGTACCATTTGCAATATGTATTGCTTGTTCATCAATGGTCTCAAAATAACATTCTCTAATGTTATTGTCGGTAGCATTTGCTTGACCAATAGTAGGTGTAACACCTAGCTCAATGGCCTTTGTAATGTTATAGAACTTACATGCGTCTATTTCATTACGTGAAATATTATGATTACTAACTATTGCTTTACCAATGTTTACAAACTCACAGTCAACGAATCTATTAAACTCTGATCTTACTGCATCACTCTTGCTTCTAATTAGTACAGCAGGATTAGTTGTATTTGCTGTTAGTTTGTTTGCTTGGAATTGCATGTTTACAAAACGGCTGTCACGGCAACTATTAAGTTGTAGTAATGTGCCGTCATTGCTTTCTGATTGTAGTGTACAGTCGCTAAATTCTATGTATTGCGAACTGTTTGCATATGTCATTGTTGGATCGCCATATACTACAGCATTGGCTACAACACCATCATACGAAGAATCTTTAGAGATAGTTTGGAACATAGTAAAGTCGCCTGTCTTTATAAAGATAGTTTTGTCTTTACCTGCTCCTGCAATAGTTGCAAAAGGTGGAATATTAATTGTAGAACTAATTCTATAAGTTCCTGGCTCTACGTGTAGTATTACTCTGCTTTGTGGATTAGTCTTTGTAGTAGGGTTTAGATAAAGTTCGTACAGTGCCTTTTGTAATGCGACAGTAATATCTGATCCGTCACCTGCACAACCAAACGAACGAACACTTACGATGTCATCTAGTCTTGCGTTAAGTGTGCGCTCAACAGCAATACCTTCGCCGGTGTCAATTGCACCTTTCTTGTATGCATATGTGCCTACGAGTTCGAATATGTCATCATGTTCGGTTAGTATCTTTGAATTACCAACAGCAGGAGCACCTTCAGCTACGGAACCGTTACCAATGTANNGTGCGTCAACAGCCCAGCCAAATTCACCACCAGCAAGTTGTGGGATTCCTGATCCTTGATTTGCTTGTCCCCTACGGACTTGAATACGACTGATTTGTACTACGGCCACTACATTCTCCTAAGTTGCTTTCTATAATGTATTTATGCTTGTTTCTCATAATACATTTCGCAACGCTTCCACCACTCTTGCGCCCAGTCATCGAACTCATCTGGCCATATATCAAACTGTTGATATTCTAAATCACGTGAACACATAAAGATGTGTCCTTCACGTATATTTGTGCCGTGTACTTCGTTGTGTGCTAGAGCATACGCTGTTAGCTGTAGATAGTAGTCATATACCCACTCAGGTTTCTTAGGTTTATTAGTTTGTTTGAAGTCCATTATACATGGATTGCCTTTATACTGTCCTACTAAGTCAGTTGTTCCTGCATAGATACCAGGTACATATAAAGGAACTTCGCTTCCCCATATCTCGTCTACATCGCCCATTGCTTCTTCGCGTATTCTAGTTGCCATTGCATGTGCTTTTTGTGCATAAGGATTGCTACCGCAAGTAGGCCATTCGCCAAACTCTATATAGTCTTCAAGGTATTTGTGCATACGTGTACCCACGCCTGCCGCTTCGGTTACAATCTCTTGTGCTTTCTTTTCACCTACACGTTTGCGCCAAGCAATCAAGTGTGATTTATCTTTTGTTGCATCTAAGATAGTTGTTACACTTGCTACTGGTACACCGCCAGGTGCGGCATACTTACGTTTGCCGTTAACTTCGACTCGCTTGAGTCTTTCGTATTTGTATTTCTCGATGATTAGTGACATATAATATATAGGTTCCTTTAGTGTATTGTACTACAATAACTATGGAAAGTCAACCTATAAGTCGCTTAGGTCAGTTGCTCTTTTTGCCATGTCGCCAACTGTGTCAGCATTGCTAGGCTCAGTGCTACCTACTTGATCCATTGAGCTATCATTAATAGTTACCCCTTGTGGGTCAAACTTAACTAGCTTCTGGAGTTGTGCGTTTTGATCGTATGTTTCTTTGAATGTGTTGTAATCAAACTGTGGAACGCCTGCTTTTTTCATATAGCCGTTGAGTTTATCCCAACTAACAGTTGTTCCAGGTTTAATTGTTTTGATAATTTGTACTAGCGTACCAGATTCGTCTAATGCTTCAGCTATTTGAGCTTTTTTTTTGAACGCTCTACACTTTCACGCTTTTCACGACCAGCTTCTTCTTCTCCGCCTGCCGCAGCATCGTCTGCACCAAAGTCATCGCCCATGTCCATGTCGTCTGCTGGAGCTTCTGCATCCATATCCATGTCCATGTCGTCTGTTGGTTCCATGTCGCCCAAGTCACCCATCTCGTCACCCATAGGCTCTTCAGCGCCGCCTTCACCTGTAAGCATACCTACACCGTTTGTAAGTGCAGAACGTGTAGTTTCCATTACTTCGTACATTTGCTCTAGTGCTGGCTTAATAGTGTTAGTAAATGACTCAGCTTGCTCACTACCCATCTCGTCTCTAATAGCATCTGCTAGTTCAAGCATTGATTCTGTTTGCATTTCTGCTGTGTCTTCCATCCAACCTGTTACACGGTCTACCATGTCTTTGGCTGCCATTACTAATTCTGCTTTATCTTCTTCGCCTTCAGTAATAGTTGCTTCAAGTACAGGCTCGTCAATGTCAGCTCTTTCACCAATTTCAGCATTAAGAACATCTAGGAAAAGTTTTGATTTTTGATATGCTGGTGTTTGAGTTGAGTTGAAACTTTCTTTTGTTTCTACTTGACTAAGTGTAGTTCTTAGTTTGTTTTGAGCATCTTGTAGTTGCCCAAGTGTAAATTCTTCTAAGTTTAGACGCTGTCCAAACTTCTTTGCGAGGCTCTCATTAAGTGCCTTAGCCGTAATTGGTTTTGAAATTTCTCTTATATTCATTGTTCAACTTTCCTATGTGTTGTTCTTTGTATATTTATTTATCATCTAGCACAGGATTAGTTCATCCAGTTGCGACTTTACTTCTTGTGCTATACTATAACTTATGTCAAATCTAGTAGATAAAACATCATATTTGATTTCGTCTTCTGTAACTTTCATACTGTGATTGTAAAATACACAATCTTGATAGTGTTTGCTTAGTACATCATCTAGCCTGTTTATAGTTGCATTTAGATATGAGTCATTTGACGCATTTACTTTGGCAAATGCTATTGCACTAGTCTTTGCAAAGAACTTTCCTGCTTGGACATTTTCTCTGCTGTCATATACTAACCACGCTCTTGCACGTTTACTATATCTTACAATGTAGTTCTTAATACGTATACTGTTACCATTCACTACAGGTAGTGGATAATCTTGTATCTTACTGTTTATTAAACTTTCAAGTCTATTAGCTAGTTCCGAATTCATTTTGCACCACCATTACAATATTGTCTTTCAGTATTTTACTTACTAGACTTTTCCTTATTAAGTTATCAATTATGACTTGTTCTCTAGGAGAAAAGCCTTGTAGGGGTTGCACAGGGTTTACTTTTTCTAATACCTCTGCTTCCTCATTCGAAATAGCTATACTAAAGCTATTAATTAACTCGTTTAGTTTCATTGTCCTGGTGTTGCGAAAACCTTGTCGCCTCTTTTAACAGTTGTTGCTGGATTGGCTTTCGCACCCGGTTGGGGCTTTTTGTTTATAGTGACTTTTTTAGTCTTAGGATCTTTTTGTAGTGCTGATGGATTCTTTTTAAGATCAATAATAGTTTTAGTGCCGTCCATATTATCTACCTCTGCACTTTGTCCTGGCTTGAGGTTTTTAATAATTGCAGGCTTTTGCCCTTGCATTTCTGTAATTTCATTAATTTTCATCTTATATCCTCTTAGCCTTAGACTTTTTACGTTGAGTCCTTATACCTTTATTTACTCTAGGCAATCTGCTTGATGCAGGGTTTGCTCTTTTTGTTCTTGCTATTTTAACTGCCTGTCGCTTTGCTCCAGCACGTTTTACTTTCTTAAGAGTAGTTGCTTTCTTAACACTCTTTGGTGCTGTACATGTTGACATCTTTGCAACAATACGTCCTTTACGTGGACCACTATTGCATCTGTACCTACGAACATTCTTACCGCCTTTACGGCCATAAATGCTAGTTGCGCCTTCTTCAATTGAAGTTGTTTCTGTCAACTCTCTTAAGTACATTATAATCTCTTTGGTCTACTTGCTTTATTAAGAGCTGCTACTCTGCGGCTTGCTGAACTTACTCTTTTAGTCTTACGTGCCTTACGTGCCATTTTAGCACCAAGCCTTGCTTTTGTAACTTTTAGTTTCAAACGCTTCTTCATGTCAGGCTTTGCAAAACACTGAGCAATATTAGAAACAATACGTCCATGTCGTCTGCCGCCACTACATCTAAACTTACGAACAACTTTGTTGCCACGTTTAGCCCAAGCCATTTTAGCTTCTTCTAGATCGTCAAGCGGTAAGGTAATCTCTCTTAATAACATATAGTTATTTATCGGATTAATTAACGTTTAATAAAATTACGATTATTGTGGAAAGTAAACCAGCAACGATTGTGCCAGCTGTGCCAACAAGCACTTTAGTCATTGACTTTTGCCCATCGGTGATATCTTTGTGAATGTGTTCTACTTTGTCTTCTATTTTAGTAAGACGTGCTTCAAGTTGTTCATATCTTTCTTGACATAAATCAACGTGTGCTTCTAAGTTTTTCTTTTCTAGGCTGGTAGCCATCTATTATCTCCGTATATCCTGCTCAAGGATTTTGTTAAGTAAACTCGTAGTTAGCCTTAAAATAGATGCCTGTTTGTTTTGTTGTATACTTTTATTTATCATATCTGTTCAAAATATATGTTCTTATACTTCTTATTGGTTGACTGAAAAATGGAATTATTGAACTCTATAGTTTCGCTCAAACCGGCTATAAAGGGTACTAAATTAAAGTCTTCTTTTAACATAGGTACTTCTAAACTTCCTTCACGTTCTACTTCAAACTCAATTGTCCAAACTTTTTGTTCACCTGTGTAAGTTGAGCCAAAGTATTTTGTAGACTCTGTTATATCTGTAACAACAACCGATGTAGGATTACTACGCAACCCTAGTGTGTTTATTACTGTCATGTAGTTTTGATGTTGATTATACATATACCTATCCTCAGTTCTACGAGCATAGGTTGGTGTAATGTCTACAAGTGTTTTTAATATAAAACGCATGTTAATACTTATAGCCATAAAAAAAGGCCCACTTAAAAAGTGAGCCTTTTGATGTGACGCCTTTATAACATCACGGTTCCTAAAGGTAGCTAGGAATTATGCTAAGTCGCCTGCTGTTAGTGTGATTTCAGCTACAGTTGATGTTACACCTGTTGCTGTATCTACTAATGCTTTAACAGCTGCTGCAACGTCTGAATCAGTGTTAGCTGAAACATATGCGTTTGCTGTTGCTGCGTCTACCATTACTACAACAATGTTGTCTGCTCTTTCACCAACGTGAACGATTGACATTTGAGTTTGGATTGCACTAATTGCTTTTGACAAGGTACCTTGTGTAAAAGCTGCTACACCGTCTGCTGACGCTGTATCTGCTGTTGCTACGCCTGTTCCTGTAATCTTAAGGATGATTGGATCATATCCATAAAAACTACCTGCGGTTGTTAAACCATTTACTTTTGCTTGTTCTGCCATTTTATTTCTCCTGTTTATATAAAATTGAAGAGTCTTACCTCTTCGGCTCTAATGACACTATCCGTAAACTCTTTACGAAGTGCTTATTATTATTTAGCCTTTTTAGAAAAAAATAGTGATTATGAGCCCTTTTTGGCTCTCTGATGGAGTAATTTCAGCATTTGAACGTATCCTGGGCCTGCTGTAACGATATCATCCAGCATTTTTAGTGCAGGAACAAAGCCTTTTACCATTGTACTAGGCACGCTTTTGCCGTCAAGTGCTAGTTCTAAGAACTTTTTAGTGAGCATCATATTACGTTGACCTACAATCATTCTATAAAGAGCTAGGTCTCTTGCTTCAACACGCTTTTCAATGCGGTCAAATGCACCTTCATCTAGCTCTTCTAGATCGTTAAAAACTAATTGTAGTTCTTCTAACTTACCAAGTAACTCAGCTGACTCTTTGTCAGGCTGTATCTCAGTATCGTTTTCTAATGCCCTAAGAAAGTCCATTACTTCTTCTTGCGTAAAATATTTAGAATAGATATAAGACCTTCTGAGTCTTGAATTTTCTTTTGAAGTTGTAGTTTTTGCGCTGGCTTGCCACCTGGGCTTTTAAGTGCTTTAAGTATTGCTACTGCTTCGGGACGTTCAACTCTAATCTTTTTGTTGTCAGAAGTTACAACACTTCTTACAGGATTTTTAATATCGTCGTCTTCTTCTGAATCTTCAATTCTCATAAGCTGGACTTGCATAGGCTCACCTTTAAGTTTGACTGCTACACTGTCATCGTCTTTGTCTAATTCTGATCCATGCGGATCAAGACCTGGACGGTAATCCATATCAAAGTCTGCTTCTAAAATTAATTCATTAATTTTCATTTTATTTTCCTTTTAGTTTGGTTGCCACCTAGTTCGTGGAACCAGTTTTATTTTTGACTTTTGAGCAACGTAACCTTCGCCGCCTTGCTCATCGCCTGTCGATGCTTTGATATCTGCATCTGCTCCGTCTAGTTGTGTAATAACATCATCCTTTGCAATCATTATTTGTTTTACTAAACTAAAGATTGCTGGCAACGCCTCTGGATTGCTTTCATTCATTGCCGCTAGTTTTGCCTGTTGTCCTTGACTAACTTTGCTTGTTTTAAGCCAATCAAAAAATCCATTTTCTATATTATCTATCTGCTGTGTGCGAGTCATATGATTCATATAGGTGTAAATGATTGCTGCTGGATTGCTCAAGCCTTGTACACCTGCTAGGAACTTATCAATATGTCCTGCATGAGCATTTACTTGTTTACGTATTTTGTCTGTTTCTTTTGTATTAACTTCAGGTTGATGTGATACATACGTTTGTCCTAGTACAACAACATCTTTATTATTCAATTCGCCTGTTTGTTGTATAGGTTGTCCTGCCTTATCGCCAAAGTCATTGTAACGTGTGTGTACAGTAACACCTACTTTACTTTGTGCAATACGTTTGCCTATGTCACTGTTTGCATCTACAGTATATGTAACTTTGTTGGGTGTAAATTGTATTTTGCCGTCTTTAATTATATATGGTTTACCAGGATGATATAATAAATCACCGTACACATATTGATTTACACTTGGCGGAGTTGCACTCTTAAGTATATTAAAAATTGCACCCATATCATTGCCAAATTTTTCACGCCACTCTTCACCTTTGCCTGAGGTCTTAATAAAGTTAGCAAGGTCTTCTGCACTCTTGCTTTTGTTTCTGCCCCAACCGTTCTTACCTACCATTACAAACTCGCCATTCTCTTCGCGACCCCAATAGATAGTAGGATTACCGTCCCATTTAATTGCAACATCTGAACTGTCAGTACCTAAGTTATCAAGTACGTCTGCGGCTTTAAGTGCGCCTTTAGATCCGTGAACAAAAACAAGGTCCTCTAAGTGTTGATATTCTCTACCAACCTTGGCTGCCTCAGTTAACGTGTGTCTGAACTCTGTAAATCTCATCTTGGAAGTAACTCTTTAATTCTACGTAGTTGTTTTTCACCTAGTGTTTCTACAGCCACTTTTGATTTCTTCCATGGTGTATCGGCAAACTCGTTTTGTTCTTGTTTATCTACTAAATCTTTAGCCATAGGACTTTTAGCAACCATTGCTTCTACTGATGCTAAGTCTTTTGCTTTTGCATCACCACCTAAAAGTATCTTGGCAATTTCATCTAAGTTATTAGATATCATAGCATCATCTCTACGATCTAACAATCCTTTGTATGCACTCCACTTCATGCCTTCTGGATGATTTTCATTCTTTGTATTCTTTGCTAGGTCCGCAATTAGTATCTGCTTGTGTACACCTTTATACGGTGAACCTTTTGGTATGTCATGAACATGAAACTTTTGTGCTGTGTCACCGTTAGCAACAACCATTATGTCAACTTGCTGTGCTGCTTTGCCTGCTGTTGTTTTAACATGGACACTTGTTCCGCTACGCTTTGTTTCATATCCTGCTTGTTGAAATAACTTTTCTAATTCTATTCTTGCATCTTTAGGAGTTGTAACATTAAAATGCTTAAACAATGCGCCGGCATCAATAATCATATCAAGGTCGCCGCTTATCTTACCTGGAGTTGGCGATGCGCCTGATCCTATTGGCAATGCTTTAGCACCTGTTTTAGTTGTTACACTATTAATCTGCTTCATCATGGCCGGAATAATTTTATGATCAAACGGTTCTGTACCTTGGAATATGTTTCCACCTTCATTCAGTATCATTATTTTTTCCTTCAATAATTCTTGTTATGCTTCTTTTAAACTTACGTGGATCGCCCGACCTTATACTGTTAAGAAAACGCCTTTCTAATTCAGCGGCATTGTCTTGGTCATAAACACGGTGAATCATATTAAGCAAATTAATAGAGCTTTCAATTATGTTACTTGCTGTTGCTTCAATTAGAAGGTCATCGTTCTTAGGCTTACCTAAGTTATTAAGTTCTTCTAGTATGCTTCGTGTTTTCTTACGCATTATTCTAATTCCTATATGTGTATTTAGTTACAATAACAATAAATAAATGTACATAATGGAGGGCAACATGATACATCAATTAAACTTTCTCGAAAGGTCATTGTTATTTGCGAAATTATCACAAGTAGCATATTATAACTTCGATGAAGCAAAAAAGCAAGCAAAAAAATTAGGATTTACTACAACAGAGTTTTACGACAAAGACGGAGCTCAAGCATATCGTTTTATGAACAAGACAGACTTAGTAATTGCTTGCAGAGGAACACAACCTACAGAGTTTAATGACATCAAAGCAGATCTAAAAGCCCTACCAGTTCTTGCAGAAACTATGAGTCGAGTACACAGAGGTTTCAAAGCAGAAGTTGATGAACTTTGGCCAATGGTTGAAGAAGATGTTCTACGTAAAACAAATTTAAGTAAAACACTTTGGTTCACTGGACATAGTTTAGGAGCGGCAATGGCTACTATAATGGCAAGTCGTTGTAAACATAACATTGAACTTAACGATCCTATAGAGCTTTATACATACGGGTCACCTCGTGTAGGCTGGAAGGGGTATTGTGATAGCCTATGTGTTGAGCATCATAGATGGAGAAACAATAATGACATTGTTACTACAGTTCCTCCGTCGTTTATGGGTTATAAGCATCATGGCACTAAACACTACATCAACGCCTATGGCAACGTTCGTAACTTAAATTCTTGGCAACGCTTTAAAGATAAGTTACGTGGGTTATGGATGGGTATTAAGGCTGGTAAGGTAGATTCATTTAGCGATCACAGCATTGACGAATACATCAAGCACATTGAAACAGCGTTAGGAAAATAAACTACTAACGCTTTCTTCGTTTGACACTCTACGTATTGCTTCACCAAACAAAGGCGCGACACTAACCTGTCGTGTCTTTTTACAGTTCTTAGGACAACGATCGTTAATACTATCTGTAACTACTAACTCCTCTAACACACTCTTTTCAACCTTGTTACATGCTTCGCCTGACAATACACCATGTGTAATATAAGCACGAACTGACAATGCACCTGCGTCCATAATTGCTTTGGCCGCACTACATAGGGTTCCGCCTGAGTCAACAATGTCGTCAACTAGAATAGCATGTTTGCCTTCAACATCACCAATCAGTGCCATCACTTCGCTCTTGCCTGCTTCAGGCCTACGCTTGTCTACAATAGCAATGTCCCCATGGAACATGTCTGCAAACTTACGAGCTCTAACAGCACCACCTGCATCTGGTGATACAAATACTGTTGGCTCTTCTGTGTTAACTTTATACTTGATGTCTTTAGCAAATACTTTACGGCTTGTTAAATCGTCTACTGGAATATCAAAGAAGCCCTGTATCTGTCCTGCATGTAAATCCATTGTAAGGATTCTGTCTGCGCCTGATGTTGTTAATAGGTTAGCAACTAGTTTTGCTGTAATAGGAGTACGACTTGCACTCTTACGGTCTTGTCTAGCATAACCAAAGTAAGGAATAACAGCAGTAATACGACTAGCACTTGAACGCCTTGCCGCATCAATCATAATAAGCAATTCCATTAAACTATCATTTACAGGAGATGATGTACTTTGTATAATAAACACATCCTCGCCTCTAACGTTTTCTTCAAACTCGACGCTTGTTTCTCCGTCTGCAAATGTTGATATTGTGGCTGGTACCAGTCCAGCAAAACAGTGTTCTGCAATATCTTGTGCTAATGCCCTATTGCTATTACCTGCGATTATTTTCATCTTCAAACTGTGTCCTTTCCGCTATGGATGGTTAATTTTTTAGTGTCTGCATAGTATATATACAAACGAGATAAAAGTCAAGAAAAAAGACGCCGAAACGTCTTTTTATTTTTTGTTGTGTTATAGTCCGTTTGGTAGAATAATATAATGTATCATAAGAACCAATGCTACTGAAGCACCGAGTCCTACCATCATCTTTCCAAAGTCCTTAGCCACTAGTGGAAACACACTCTTGGTCTTTTGCTTACCATAGTATGTAGCCATTGCTAGTTCACGTCCAGCAAGTAGACCGACGAACACCCAAGTTGTTGACATAGGAATATCGTTGAGCTCTTTGAAGAAGTACAAGCACAACCAGTAAAATAAATCAATCAGTGTTGCTGACCTTACATACTTTGTATTATGCTTCTCTAGAACAATTTGTTGTATCTTACCACCACGTTCTCTAAACATAAAGAACATGCCTGCTACAAATACAAAACTGATTAAGAACATTAAGTCCAGCGGAACTACACGTGGTAGGAATACAGCGATGTTTGCCATGTCATGACTAAGCCATGTCCACCACAAGCCACCAGTTGCTATCCATTGTGCAATACGCCAAAACTTTTTATTGCCTTCGCTAACAGGTTGTGTTTCGTCAAACCAGCTGTTTGCATACTTTGTTATAGCAAACCATACCATGTATGCAAAACCTGCGGCTACACCGTAACCCATTATCGATTTCATAAGCATTTTCTCCAACACGAAAGTTGAAGCAAATACTGATAAGACCAAGAACGAAGTTGATACTGGTACACCTAAACGTGTTAGTGCAACAAGTATTGCAGGCGCAGCTGCATGATACCATTGTACTTCTTGCCAGGGTATCTTGTTAAGTCTTCCGTAACTGATGTCGCCACCATTTACTGTCCAACCATACCATAAGGTTGCAAGTAACACTGCACTTGCTGCTCCCCATAAAGTTTTGTAGTTGAATCTCTCATTGTTTGATGCCATCCATGTACCGAGAGTCTGTACTGA